ATAGCGTTAGATCCACTACCCGCGAATTGGTTAATGAAGGACATATTTCTAGCTACACGCCAGAAATCTCTAGACCAGATGGTTAACTGCTCACTGGTCAACGCAGCAAAGTTAGTATTTGCCATGATATGTCTCCTATCATTAATTTATTAACCAGTCGACTTTTGGAGCGACTTTTATCCGTATACCCACTGTCGTAGGGGAAACGCTCTCGTTAGTTACGGAGTACGACTCCGGTTAGTTTTACGCACTAACAGGCGAAAACGTTTTTTACGGACACGACCCCGGTAAGATATCGCTCTTACGTGCGAAGTTATTTAATTTATAACACACTTTATCCGAAATCACCACGCATTCTGCGCAAAGTTTCATCCGGTAATGCAGCGAATTCATCTGCTGAAAGTGTATTAATATCTAATTTTTTCTCTTTTTTGCTTGCACCTTTCAAAGTAGGGGGCTGTTGTTCTGCCGCTTCTATCTTCTTTTTGGTGTTAGAAACTTGTTTCTTTTGTGCAATTTTTTGTTGTACTGGGTCAGCTTTTGGGGCTTCCTCTACAGGAGAACCCATTATATATTTTGCAGCTTTGTCTAAAGCATCTGCACCACTAAAACCTTGTACCATAAAAGCATCTCTTAGGTCTAACACTTCTTGTGTTTTAACCTGATCAAAATCAGCATGAGTTTCATCTAAAACAGGGAAACTAGTAGCTAGCTCTGCAGCTTTAGCTTGTAAAGCAGACATCTCAGTGCTCTGTTCAACTGTTTTTCCCATTCGGTTTTGCACTTCAAACATCATAGATTGGCGTTCTGCATTTCTAATTTCCGCTCTTAGTTTTGCGGCCTCTGAAGTTCTACCGTTTAGAATATGTTCTTGGTATTCAACTTCTTTAGCATCAAAATCATACTCAGGTTCGTTTTCTACTGTTTCAATAGGATTAGTAGCTTCTTCTAGTTTTTTCTGCAAGGCTTTTTGTTTTGCTAGGACTTCGTCAAACCTAGACTTAGGAATCATTGGTTCTTTTGTAGGTCTTTCCTCAACTGGCTCCTCAACTGGTTGTGAATCTCCGTCATCTTCTGCCAATACTGTTTCTTCTCCTGTATCTTCTGCGACTTCGTCTGCATCTTCAACGACTTCCTCTTCTGCTTCCTCTTCAGGCTCTTCAGATGGTTCTTCTTCAGCTTTAAGTTCTTCGACTTCTTCAACTTCTTCCTCCTTTGGAAATTCTACTTCTTCATCATCAGGAGAATCAAAGTTTAAATCAACTTCGTAACCTTTCACATCTTCTTCGGTTTTTGCATCAGCTCCAGGCATGGCATCAAACATAAGTTTGTCGTCTGCTTGAGCTTCCGTTTTATTATCTTGCTTGGCCATTATTACCTCCTTGTGGTTTTACGGCTGCTGCTGCCATCTTGACAGCTGCTTGTGTGTCGCTTTGAGTCATTCGCATCTCGTTTGTCATTCTTGATAAACGCTCACGAAGATCTAGCTCTTCACGTTTTGCTTGTAGTTTACTTTGTAATTCAGCAACCTTCAACTGTGGATCAGCTTCGGCCTGTTCTACTTTCGCTACATTCAGAGCAGATTCAGTTTGCAACCTAGTTACTTCCGCTTCTAGTTTTGCAATCTCAAGCTGCGTACTTCTGATTTGTGATTCCATTTGGAACTGTTGTAATTGTAATTGTTCTTCGGTAGGAGGTGCTGTGCCTTCTGCTTTTCTTATTCTTTCTGCTATATCTGCTTTACGTGACAAATGTGAGTACTCCACAATCATATCGTTTGGTATCGGTACACCAACTTGTCTAAGTTCAATCGCCTCAGCAAACTGCATTTCATCAAAGTTATCTCTAGCAGGAGAAGTACCTACTATGACATCATACTCACCCAAAGTAAGATCATTTACAATCTGACCTTCTGGTGTCATTTGATTTACTCTTACTTTATTTCTTGGTTTGTATGGGTCTTGTTCGTCAGTTACTTGAATAATTCTTTCTTCTGTATAGTAAGTCTGTACCATTTGTAATATTTTTTCAGCCAAATACTGTCTAGTTTTTGTTAAATTATCTAAAGGCACTTGCAACAACATAGAACCTCTACCTTGTTTAGCTTGAATAGCTACACCAGAAACTTCTGGACTATCCGTACCGAGCATAGCGTCAGTAATCCCACTAATCTGTTTAATGTTCATAGCCGCTTTTTGGCTTATTCTATCTAGGCCTGTAGGTATTTGGTTCGGTGGTATTTTACCTGGAGGAGTAGAGCCACGGTTGTATTCCAGGACCAACCCTGTTTCTGCGCCGTGTTCTTCTAAGTCATCTGCTGTCATGCCAGACAAAGACCCAGACTCTACAATCCAACCACTATTAGCTGTTGTGTTTACTATATGTAATTCTTGTGAAGATATTTTATTAAGCTGTTCTTGTGGTGACAATAAATTCCTAACCATGCCGAACGGTTTACCTCTTCGAAAGTATGGAAAATATGGCACGATTGTAAAATGATCATACGGAGAGTAGTCATCAAATAACACTACAGTGTCCGCGGTCACGGTCCAACGGACCCGTCGCATTTTTTTGGTCATTATAGACAAACCAAACTGGTCAGCAAAAGCTTCCCTTTTCTTCTTGCCCCAGGCATTTGGTATTTTTCTTTTATCTCCAGTTACTGGGTCAACGTAATACATACAATCATCTAGTTTGTAGTATTGTCTTTCTATAACTCTTATTGATCTAAGTAATCGTGCGTTCTCCGGATCTCCAGGATACTGTTGTCCGTAATTATATTCATCAGTGTCTCCGTATCTTTCTTCTTCGAACTCCATAGAATCAGCACCTAGTGTAGTGCCCGTTTCCGCTAGCATTCTTAGTTTGTCTGCTTTGTCTTGCCCGTATGTTTCTTCTATCTCATCTATACTCATCCACTTACTTTCGAATATTTCATTCCAGGTTCTTGGATCATACTGTTTTGCATCTGGGTCTATTAAGATATCTAATGGGTCTTTGGCTGTAACTCTTACTTCGCCTTGTATGTGGTCATCATAATCAATACGCACATCAAAATATCCACGGTCTTGAATAAGACCATCGGAAAATACTTGTTGCTCTACCCAGTCTAATTTATTGTTGTCTGCTATCTGCGCATAAACTTGTGTCATTACGTCAGCTATTTCTTGGTTGCCACCACCTCTAGGTTTAAATTGTATATCTGCTTTTTTAGTGCTTTGTTCTGCTAACACTGCATTGATGGTTGGTAAAATAGTATTTATTGTTAGAGCTGGTCGACCCTGGTCATCGAGCTGTTGCATATCAAACTCGTCCCATTGTTCTCCTCTGTAGTACTGATCACACTTTTTAGCCATGTGTACGTACTCTTCATGACCATGATCTCGCGCGCGAGTGTAGGCATTCCATTGGTTTTTCGCTAACGTTAGTTCTTCTGCGTCTTTAATTTTTTTACTTGGTTTTTTACTATATGCCATACTACGCACTCATTGCCGATTTCTTTTTCGGTCCTTTTGCCATTAATTCTAACCTATCTCTCCACGAAGGTACATGCTCTGGTGCTTCGTAAAAAGTTGCGTACTCTGTCATCATCAAACCAACCCAGGCCAAAGCATCAACTTGGTCATCATGCACGCCATTAGGAAAACGCAAAAGTTCAGCCACAAGAGGCCCAGTCCAGACTGCATCTTCAGGGACAAAGACCCTACCTTGTTGCATTCTACCTTGGATAGCTCTAGCTCTTGCTTCTTTGTCACGTCTCCCTACTTTTAAATCTTTAAAATATGCAGAATGTAATCTACGCTCTGCTACACGTTTTTCTAAGAAAGGACCGATGGCCATTTCTATATGCCCACGTTCTATTCCCACTATACCAGGTCTCCACTGTTCGTAGAAATCTAATATCTTCTCTACTAATTCAAAACCATCGTACTTACCACGGATCATATCGACTACGAACATATTATCGTACTCATCGATACCTACCATTATGCCAACAGAATAATCGTTTCTATCTCGTTGCCCGATAGCTAAATCCCATGCGCAATAATAACGCATCTTATCATAGTCTATCTCAGCTGGGTCATAATACTGAATCATATCCCTAGTAAAATAATCACCCTCATCGGATACTGGGTTCTGTTGATACAGTGCGGTCCAATCTCTAGGACCTATAGCTTTTTGTATCATTTCTAGAGATTCGACATTATAACGCTCTGGATGTAATGGATCCCCTACACTTCTAAACTCTTCGTCTTCTTCTGCGATCGCTGGGTATTTAACTACTTCCCAGTCATCAGCGCCACCTTCAGAAGCTTGTAATAATCTACCTGCTAAATCGTCATCGTGCCATCTAGTTAAAATGACCAATATACCTCCACCAGGGGAAAGCCTTGTATAAGCAGTAGAGGTATACCAGTCCCAGGTTGCCTCTCTATTATTTTCAGACTCTGCATCTTCTCTGTTCTTTACTGGGTCATCAATCAATAATACGTGCGCACCTTTACCTGTAATACCACCGCCGACACCAGCAGCTACGTATCCGCCACCTGCAGTAGTTTGCCATGACTCTACGGACTGTGAATCTTTGTCCAACTTAGAATCTTCGAATATATTTTTGTAATTTGGCTCTCTGAGCACTTGTCTAACTTTTCTTGAGAAATTCATAGCCAAAGAACCAGAGTATGAACAACTTATAAACTCATGACTAGGGTTACGGCCCAGATGCCAAGCAGGAAAGGCTATACTGGCCAAAGTCGATTTTCCATGACGAGGCGGCATAAACAGCATTAATCTTGGGGATTTTTTATCTGCCACGTCCTGACTGAACTTTTCTAGCCTATTACAGATATCTTTATGCACCCAACCCGCTTGGTAATCCGGATTAAATTTTTCTACGAAGGGTAACATGCGTTTTCTGGACAAAATACGCTTTGCCAGCTCTTGTTCCGCACGAATTTGCTTATTTTGCTCTTTTTTTGACGTTTTTTCTTGTTTTTGGGGCTGCGGAAGCTGATCTGCCTCATCTGCAGCACAATAAACACACAAACCTTTGGGTAAAACAAGGTTATCGGCTAAAAGTTTCTTACACTTATAGCATTCTATCTTAGTTTGCTCTGTCACTTCTGTTTTTTGGGTGGTCTACCTCTTTTTTTGGGCTTTTTCTCCCAAGGTAGTGGTATTTGTTTGCCAGCTTTACGCTCAGATATGATATGTGATGACATATAAGCGGCCCAACCCATAAAAATAAGTAACAAAATGCCTAAAATCTTCTCTAGCACTTCCATCTTCTCCTTGCCTGCCTAATTCTAGAGTTTGGATTGTTTCTAGTTTTAGCAGAACTTCGTTTCAACTGCCCTAATGATCTAGCGCAATATGACTTTCTTCGCTTTGCAGCTTTAGAACCTTTCTTAACTTTACCAGTAACAGCGGTCTTTAACTTCGAACCGGGGTTCGCGCGCCTATACGCAGCTACACCCTTCTTGGTCATACCGGCACCAGACTTGGTTTTTCGGTAATTACCGCCTTTTCCTGTTGTTCTTCGTATTGGTTTTTCTTTTTTTCTTGGCATTATCTTCTTTTTCTTACTGGTCTTTTCTTCGCGGTCTTCGCGGATTTTTTGAAAGCTTTAGCCGTAGGTGCGCCTTTAGAACCAGGCTTCCTCATTTTTTCGCCAGAGCCAGCTTTTATTCTTTTACGCTTTGCATGTATATTTGCATATAGTCCTCGCTTAGCCATATTTCTTCTTACCTCCTTTGTACGACTTTTTAGTTGTACCCTTAGATTTTTTCTTTTTACCCATCTTCATGGATTTTGGTTTTGCGTTTATACAATGCATATCAGATCCTCACTATGTCATAAATTGTTTTCGTAGGGACCATAAATCGCGAGACAAATGGGACCTCCGACTTTTCATTATCGCCTGGACGTCTTTCGCCAAACTCTATATTAAATAGTGTACCAT